AGTAACTGCACCTGTTGTAGATCCTGTAACAACCAGTGTAGGGTTGGAAACAGCAACATCAACAAGTTCGTTATATACCACAACAACAGTACCAGTAGCACCTTGTGCAAGAGATTCTTGCTCAAAGAATACACCAGTAATATTTGCAGCACCTAGACCTGCAGTAGTTGATGCACCACCTGCTAGACCACCAATAGCAACTAGGACTTCATCCCAGTAATCTCCTGCAGCAACAGCAGTGTTCTTATCGGTACCTTTATAGTGACGTAGAACCCACCCTGCTTCTGTTGCAAAGCAATCTTCTGCAAGACCATTCTTATTTACATTATCGAGCCACTTTGGTTTGGACTCGTCAGTTGTAGTTTTTCCCCAAAGAGGCATTGATTTACTCCGTAATTATACAATAATTAATTCTAAACATATTTATAAAAACAGGAGGGTCACCCCTCCTGCTGCTAGTAACTAGCGTGTTTTTAATGCACCTTTAACTGTTTCAAGAAGCTTATCATCTGCGGTAGTTTTGGTCAGTTTAACTGCCTTCTCCAATACAAGGATACAAATGTCGATGAGTTTCTCACCAAGTTCCTCGTCATCAGGGATCTTATTTACTGCGTCTGATACAATCTTCTTTGCGAAAGGTAGTAGAATTGATAACATAATCAAATTTATAGTTCAATTTTATTTAGCACTATTTTTTCTTTTTCTTCTTTCCGTATCCCCACTGCTCCTTAATCTTCTCATCGTAACGGATCTTTAGTTCATCCAAGTGTGCTCTGAGCTGCTCATTTACACCATCAGAATACTTAACTGCTTTCTTTTTATTTGATTTCTTATATACATGTCCTGTGTCACACTTCTCTTCTTCAGTGACCACTTCTTCTTTGACTGCTTTGTTAGCACCCTTAAGTTTCTTATTCTTATCGAAGACCTGATCCATAGGGTCAGTGCTATCGCTAATTTGTGGACTTACTTCCACAAACTTACTGGTCTTCTCAGTAATTTCAGTTCTCCAATTCGATGTCATTGTTTCTTCGATACTCCTATGCTTATTATTTAGCATTTCTTCTATTCCTTTATCTTTATCTGTTTTAGGAATGTAATTACCTTCCTTCCACATATCATACTCAGAACCACGTGCCATGATCTTAGTAAACTCTCTATAACGATCAGTACCTACAAGACGATGCTTGGCATCTTTACCCTGTCCAGTACCTAACTTATTATATTTGTCAGAAGCAGCTTCAGTAATATCTGATGCCCATGCCCTAAACATATTACCATCATCAGTAACAGCAATAACATAGTTTGGTCCACGACGGTGAACCTTACCTACCTTATCACCATACTGTATATAAGTACCTTCTTCAAATAGATTGCCATGTCTATATGAGGTACGCTTTGCTTCTGAATTAAAATTAGAAAACTTCACTAGATCTCTTCACTTGTTCTATTTGTAACTATATATGATTCACTATAAACCCCACCTCTAACACCATTTAATGTTTTATTACCATGTTCAATCTTTCTAGTAGATTCACCCCTTCTAGCACCTAGTGTAGGTTTATATCCCCTATAAGTTAAAGACCCTAGAGAACTTTGAGGAAGATTACTAGTACTAAAGATTATTTGTATTGTGACCTGATCTGTAGCTTTACTTCTTCTACCTTGTCTCCTTACCTTCACATTACCTTGAGAAAAGTATGTGACATTATTCATACCCTCTCTATATGATCCATAATCTTCACCAAAAACTGCCATACCTTTTAGTTTATTGTCCTTAATATGTCTATAGTATGCCATTCTTCTAAAATCTTCTATAGTTTTACTATCAACAATAGCTTTCTTAAAATCTTCTACCTCAGTATGAGTAGAAATCTTACCTGCTCTAGAAGTTATACCTGAATACTGTTGAAAATCTTTAGCAGTACTACCTTGCTTATGAGATATAAAACATACCTCTTCTAAATCTTTATTAAGACCAACAAAATCTGCATGTGATCCTGATTTTCCTGGAATAAATCCAATAAAATCTTCATAGAACTTTCTTCCTAAGTGAAGTGTTACTGGAACATGATCTCCTAGTTCATAAATTTTATCATTAATTGTCCTTAATATATAATGTTCATGAGAAGTATCTGGTGTTCTATTACTATGTTTTCTATGCCATTTTCTTGCTTCTAACAAAGGATTAGTATAACGTAAATTCCTAAATGCATTTGGATTATTATACTTAACTAAGATATGAAAAGGAACCGTTGTTTGGATCGTTGGGTCAGACACATTAATTACCACACCCCCGATACTACTCTTGGGATGTGGTATAACAATTTTCTTATCTCGACTTCCTAGTGCAACAATTATCTGTTGTAGTAGATCCTCTCTACTAGAAGGTGTTACAAACTTGAATACAATATTCCTTTTTGTACTTAGATCCTGATCACCACTAAACGTATTAATTACCTTTCTGGAAAATAATGATGAGGATTGCACCAACTGCCTTACATGAGTATACCTATCACCAGCATTCATACCTAATGTAGTATGAACTTCATAATTTCTCCTTGGTAACTTATCTTTAAAGAGTTGAGCTAGATTAGCAATCTCATCTTTTATTAGTTTATCCTTTCTCGCTCTTTTCTCAGCAGGAGATATAGTTGCCATTATTTTTTACTTTTATTTATTCTGGTATCAACTCTATATCTTCTATACAGTCAACAGTAACTTCATGAGTATCAATACGATACCAATGCTTATCAACACCTAGAACATCAGGATAGTATCCAAGATATTCTATTTCATCAGTTTTATTCTCACGTAACCATGCTTGCAACCTATGGTGCATTAAATCATGTTTGCTTATCATCTCGTTCCTTAATCTTTTCATCCATATAATCTCTCATATTTTCTATGAGATCTTGTGCATCAATAAGGTTATCAACGTCTGCCAAGAAATTAGCAATATGTTTTGCTACGTATGGTTTCTCACCACGTGCTGCAAATGCTAGAGCATCTCTTAAATGTTCTTGTGCTGCTCTTAATGAATCTTCTACTGGTCTTGTTAACATTATCTGTCTCCTTTTTTTCTATTTTCTGAATAGTGTACATCAAAACTGCCACCAGGATATCTATTCTCTAACTTGGTAACATTACGTTCGATAACTTCATCGAACGATACATCTAAAGCCATGCAAGCTTGTGCAACATACCACATAGCATCACCCAACTCAATAATAAGATGCTCTCGATTGTCGTCATTCCAAGGTTTACCTTGAAACACCATCTTCTTAACAATCTCAAGAAACTCACCAGATTCAGCAGCAAGCCCAACGCCAGCAGTGGTAAGGCGTTCAATATTGGCACCTTGTCTGTCAAGTTCACCCATACGGTCAGCAAGAGAGACAAAATCTTTAGAACAATCCGACGTGACAGCATCCACGAATAGAGAGTACTTATCAAAGTCAACATGTTTGGTCATACTTTTAATGATTTAAACTTCTGAAATTTATTTAGAACACTAGGTTTGACTTCATCAGAACTCACCTTCGTAATGACGGTAGCACTAGAAGGTTGTTGAATCATGCCATCCTGAGCACTTTGTTCTACATCATACAGCTTCATCTTCGATCTGTCAATACCCACAGCAAATCTCTTATTAATTGTGGGGTCATTGTATCTATTCTTTAACTGTTTAACTAGAATTTGTCCCAGTTCTTCAGTTTCGTCAGTAGATATGAGAGCGAACATAAAGTCAGCAGTAGCAGGGAGTCCGAAAGATTCTGACGTGTCAGTAAGGTCAATATCGCTAGACCCGAAACCAGAACGAGTAGTTTGAGTAGCACTAATAATAGGTACATTGCTTTCGACAGCGAGACCTCTAAGTTCTTCAGCAATCGCTTTAACATAAGTGTAAGAATTTACAGTAGATCCTTTGAATCTCTGTGAAGCACAGATATTAAGGTAGTCAACAAAAATAAGATCAGGTTTAAAACTTGTCTTCAATGTAAGTTCATTTAATAATGACTTAAAATGACCTACATGTGCAGATGCAGTAGGATATTCTTTAATAATTAACTTACCTTGTGTTTTCTTTTGAAGTTTCTGAACCTTACTATCAAATATCTGTTTAGGTAAACCAGCAATGTCCTGTATATTAACACCTAATAGATTAGAATCTATCCTCTCTGCAATCTTTTCTTCAGACATCTCACATGTAATATACAATACATTCTTACCTTGCAATAAGGTAGAAGCAGCAACATGACACATGAATAAAGATTTACCTACACCAGTACCTGCCAATGCAACGTTCAATGTTTTATTTGATAATCCACCCTTAGTAATCTTATTAAACATAGTAAGATCAAAAGGTATCTTCTCGTCTACTCTATTATAGTATTCAAATCTCTCTGCATAATTACCAAAGTAATCATGACCTATACGATTATCAAATGAAACAGCGATAGCATCAGAAAGTATAGATGGTATAGCACCCTTATCTTTCTTCTCATCCTTACCATCTGCTATTTGTATACTCTCTAATAATGAGAGATATATTGCTCTATTCCTACACCATTCCTCAGTAGAATCTACTAACCACGTGTGATCTACCTTCTCTCCACTCACCTTATCAAGTGATTCAAGAGAAGATTTAAACTGTTGATCAGTTAAACTAGTAGTATTCTGTAAGTCAATTGCTAATGACTCTTTAGTAGGACACTTAGCATACTTATCAATGAACTTTGATATTAAGGAGAACAATAATTTATTCTGTTCCTCCTCAAAGTATTCTTCTTTTAGATATGGAAAAACCTGACGACGAAACTGATCATTCGTTACTAGGTTATTAAGTACTGTAAATTCTAAGGAGTTCATTCATTACCATACTTAAATTCCTTAGCAGCACACTCATCAAGTGCTTGCATTATTTCTGACGTGAAATATTTAACAGGATCGGCAAGAATAGCAGAAGGATAAACGGAAGATTCACCAACAACAATCCTATTCCCCTTCCTGGTGAAGATTCCATGCTTTTCACCCAGTTCCAGTAACCCATAATACTTGTCCAGTCCACGCTTGTCGAAAAATAGACGTGTTGCAATTTGAGTGTTCTCCTTAGTTAAACGTGATTTGTATGTCTTAACTTTAATAATATTACCAATGACTTCTTTACTTGTATCCTTTTCTTTTGACTTTGTTAGAGTCATAATAGTAGATGCTGCATACTTCAGACCACTACCACCACCCATATCAGATGGTTCACCATAAGGATTCATTGTTTTATATGTATGATTGGTTACAATCATAGGAATCTTAAGTTTACCTAGTTTACTAGTGATGATTCTAAATACAGATTTGATTGTCTGTGATTTAGTCATGTCTCTGACCTGTTTATCATCTAAAGCATCATTCAATTCCTTAGCAGATGCTAACATACCTAGAGAATCTAATACAATTAGAAGTGGTTTCCTATCTTTCTCAGGTGTCTTAAGAAGATTATCTAAGATACGTATCATCTGAGTACGAAACTCCTCAATAGTATCAACTGGGAAATGCCACACTCTATCAGGATCTAGACCACGATCTTTGAATAGATCTGTGGTTGCTGCTGCTTCACTATCAAAGTAGAATACTGCACCATCCTCATTACTATCAAGGAAATCCTTAGCAATACCTATAGCATAAAATGTTTTACCAGTTGCTTGTTCACCAGCAATAGCAGTCACCCTATTATCAGGTATACCACCATAGATACTACCACTTAATTGTGCATTTAGTATATAAGAACCTGTTCCTATAAATCCTTGCTTGTCACCAGTGATCAATCCATCTGATACAAGTTTTGCATAATCATTTTTTGCTTCTTTAGCAAGTGTGTCAAAGATACTCATACAAATAAAAACTCCAAGTTACTTTCTTTTTTAGTTTTCCATCCTATAACATCAAGAATATTCTTGAGAGGTTTGATGAATGATTTCTCGAATTGTGTACTGTAATCAATTTGATTACGTACCTTTGGTATTTCGTCTGGGAAATCCGAGATGAATGACATAACATTCTGCCCCAATACGTTTGGTTCTTTCAAGTAAACATACTTTATCTTCTCACCCTCTTGGATGATTGGATACTTATGAACCAACTTGTTAGATTTTAGTTGAGAGTTATACAGTAGTGCTCCTCTCACGTGGATAGGACAACTTTTCTTGTATAGAGTAACAGGGTCTGACCATTTTGTCAACCCATTAACACTTCTAGGAAATGCTATCTCCTCTGGTGGCATACTATAGAACTTAGTTCTAAAATCATCTATAAAGGTTATTAGATCCTCATTCTCTCTAGTCATTATGATGTCAAGGGCATCTTTAATCATCTGTCTGCATGGTGCAGGTGTGGATGATTTAACTGCCTCAATACCCATCATCTTTAACTTTGCTTCTTCATATCTAACACCTTCACTGTCCCATACATTAAGAATGTATCTCTTCTTGGCAGTCCATATACCTTTATCGGCAATGTTCTCCCTCTTCATAACCATCTTCTGATCATACGCAGATACGTACGTCGCCAACTCCTGATAACAGGTGTCAATGTATGGTTCCAACTTGTCTTGACAGATCTTATCCAGTATGGAAACAATCTTTGTTTTGTCACTAGACCTATCACCAAAAAATTTATCAACAAGAGGTCCAAGATTAAGATATATTGAGTCGGTATCTGATGCAACGACATAATCTTCTTCTTCCGTTTTGAGAACTTTATTAAGATACTCATTCATCTTGTTTTCTATCCATCGGATAGATACCTGTCCTGATAGTGTGATTGCTTCAGCATTTATTACTTTATAATATCTAAAGTATTGGTTACCGATAGCACCATAAGCAGAATTAAGAGAGATCTTCTTTGCCATCTGTATGTTATTACAACGAGTAATCTCTTTCTCTAATTCTACTGAAGGATTCTTCTCGTATTCTTGCTTTGCTTTAATCATTTTCTTTTTGAAAATGACTCGCTCATCATAATACTTCTGCATGAGTTCTGGTAAGAACCCTTTCTGTGTGGTGTCATATAAAGCACCATTAGCACATACAGTTGTATTATCTAAGTCACTAAAATCTATCTCTTGGTTTAATATCCTATCTACAGTTGCTGATGAATGTCTATTGGGCATCAATGTCTCAGGTGAGATATTGTACTGCATTATAAGATGTGGGTACAGTGAGTTTAAATCGAAGTTAACTACCCACTCATATAATCCTGGTTTTGGTTCCTTTACATATGCACCAGCGTACTGAGTATTCTTATCAGACCTTTCTATTGGTGGAATTACTATACCTTTTGTCTTAAGGAAGTTGTATATAATACTATCCCAAGTACGTACTTGAGAATAGACATCCTCGTAATTAACCTTAGCATCATATGCCATAGTTAAAGCAAGTTCAATTAATTTCATCTTGTCTTCCAAACGGTCAACAAGTTCTACGTCGTGTATATTATACTCTACAAACTTCTGCCAATCATTAGTATAAAATTCTTTGAAGGTATCGTATTCTGAGTGTTCTAATTTTCTCTGACCCAGTTCTACCTGTGCTATGTAATCTAACCTGTAAGATTCTTGTGCTTTATACGTAAATTTCTTATAAAGATCAAGATAATCTAAGACACTTAGACCAATAATATCATAATATATATGATTTCTACCCATTATCTCTATCTCCTTTTCAAATACTTTATTCCAAGGAGATAAAGATCTCATAAACTTACCAGACAATACTCTATCAATTCTTCTACAGATATATGGTACGTCAAATAGTTTAACATTCCAACCTGTAAGGATGTCTGGAGTGTTCTCTGCCCACCATGCTAGGAAATCCTTAAGCATATCTTCTTCTTTCCAGAAGACCCTATACTCAGTATCTTTAGGAGTAAACTCTCTCGTACCCCATGTGATAACTTTCTTAGTAGTAAAATCTTTTACAGATAGACACAAAATTTCCTCCGAGGTCTCAGCAACGTTAGGGAAGCCATTCTCGGAGGTTGTCTCAATATCAAGAGTATAGATCCTCAACTGTGAGGAATCATAACTCATCTGTTCCTGTGGAAACTTTGAACTTATGTACTGGTATAGAAATCTATCATTACCATACACTTTAACATTGTCTACGAATTTATATTCATCTACAAAAGTTCTTGCTGATCTTACAGTTTCAAATTTCTTTTCCTTAGCATAATGTCCTTCTAGAGTTTTATACTCTGTTTCCTCATTACACCTAGTATATAAAACTGGAGAAAAGGTCTCTCGATACTGAACACGTTTACCATCTTCATAACCGATATAAAAGATCTTATCTCCAGATAAGAAAACATTACTGTAGAAGTTCTGGTTCTGTGAGTTCAGTTTCCTCGTCGTCATCTTGTGGTGGTGCTGCTTGTTTATACTTTTCCAGAAGTTCTGGGTCTGGATCTACTATTGTAGCAATAAAATCCGAATAAAGCAAGACATTTCTTTGACCACTATATTTTGGGAATGGTTTAAACTCTCCATCTATGATCTCCATTGGGTCTGCAAGGAAGCATGATGGTTCCATGTCCATCTCTTGAATGTAAGAGATCACATACAATCCATTCTTAAGTAGTAGGAGCTTGATTGTTTCCATCTTCCTCCTCAGTAATGTTGTGCTTCTTACAATAGTCCTGTTTGATCTTCTCTACAGGGTCATAGATTGTTACCACCCAATCAGATGGTATAACAAACTCCTGTTGTTGGGACATAGGTGCCCAATGAGTATAGGAAACCTGAAACTTTGTTTGAGAGGTAGGAGTATCTTCCTTACCTTCAACTAATAATTCTTGTTTGTCAACCTCTTTAGTTTGAAGTTGCATGATATAAGGATTCTTCAAATGGTAAGCAACAATGCCTTGATTGTCTTTGTCAACAATTTCTTGTGCATTACTGATTACATCCTCACCAGATTTCAATAAAATAACTTTAACGGTCATAGTGATAAATTACGATCTTCTATAGTTCTAATGTATTTGGACAGTTTATCAAGGTATCCACGATTTCGCAACTCTTTGAACACTAGGTTCTCAAGAGCAAACTCTCCACCTCTTTGTATTGCAGAACCTCTCATACGTCTGATCTTATCTTTAAGTTTGTTAAGAACGTCAGTATCGTCTGCTTGAGTATCTATTAGATCATCAATACTATCCATCATATCACGAACCTTTTGTTTTAGCAAGGGGTCGGTGAAGTTAACGTACTGTTTAGTAGGTTCCTGTATCCACAGGTCATCTACCACAGAGTATGTTCCCTGATTTCTAGGTACTGGGTCTCTAATATCTTGTGCATATAATTCTACTGGTTGACCATAGATAGACACATCATGAGTCAATGCCCATAGCTTTTTCTTATCTCTCAAATAATCATCCAGTAAATCCGTTTGACAACAATCAGCTATCTCATCCTTATCCACAACTAAATGCAGATCAAGATCTGAGTATTCAGTATAATTGTAATTGGCATTACCACCAACTAAAATTATATCTTTGATTGCACTTGGGGGGATCCTGGCAAATTCTGCCCATCTGTATCCTATTTCAAGAAGTTTATCTTGAACTTCAGGTCTCAATACAAGTCCATCCCAGAACTTTGGATTAAGTACCTCGTGATACATCAGGGTTAACCTAAGATCATTAAAGGACTTCACGGAAGTATTACTTTTTAGTTATTTATCTCGTCCGTAATGCTCACGTTAGGTTCCACACTAAGATCAGTACCAAAGGTTGCTTTACCTTCTTCCTGTGGTTTCATAGTTTGACCGTATGCTTCCAGTACTGAAAGAATAGGTTCAACTATAGACACAACCCAATCAGGAGTCACAGCAATCTCTTCGTCATATGTAAGAGGTTGCCATCTTTCGAGAAGAATCCTTCCCTGATATATTTGGTTCCTCTCTTCAGTTTCAGGAACCATCTCCTTTTCAATTGCAATTTTATATGCATGAGTGAAAACAAATGCTCTACGTACTCCAGTATCCTTATCTTGGACCTCTTGTATGTCAGCAATAATATCTTCACCTGATTTTAACTTAACAACTTTTATAGTCATAATAAAAATACAGACACTTTATTTAGATGTAATCTTTTCGTTGATGATGCTCAGGTACAACCTTACCTAAGTCGATAGTGAGGAGTCCGTCTTCCAACTTGACTTCTCTGACTTCAGTGTCGTCTGCGAGTGTCCATGATCTTTGGAAATCTCTTCTAGCCACGCCTTGGTGCTTAAACGCCTCTGCTGACTCCTTATCCAACTTGGCTCCATCGACACATAATTTTCCATGTTCGGTGTAGACATGAACTTCCTCCTTCTTAAATCCTGCTAATGCCACTTCTAATCTCGACTCGTGGCTATTTATTTGGATTAAATTATATGGAGGATAATTGTTTTGGGATGGAAAATTTAAAAACGAATTAAAATAATCGTCTAGTCCTATGCTGTTCTTAGTGATCTTCTCCATTAGTTCTGGAAGATCTGCAGCATGATATCTTTGAATGCTTGTCATTGTACTTCTCCTTAGAAAGCGAGTTTACTGTTTGTGGCCCCCGAAGGCGACCATGACTATTTATGGTAGTGTTATTGTATCATCCCGTACATTATCAGTAGTACTATCCGTATTAATACCTTTTTTGCACTTCAAAAGCCCTAAATAAAAAAGGTACGAGTATATAGTTTTGTTAACATGATTAAAAAGGCATTGCTCTTTGGTATGTTTTTGATGATATCTCCTGCATCAGCAGAGATAGTTCATAAAATGAGTTCTAGTGTTCAGCTTACAGTTGATTCAGCTGCAAGTCAGGCAACTCGTTTGGGTTCAAGTTATACCGTCAGTGGTAATAATTTGAAAGTAAGCGATGGTGGATCCTTTGGTGGACTGGGTGCTCTTAGTTCAGGTACTGCTGTTAGTTATACACCATCAGCACTAGAATTAAACACTGTAGGATCTGCATTCTCCCTAAGTGAAACGTTCATAGAAGGGGATGATGTAACTTCAACATCTTCAGTATCATCTGGTGTTGTGGCTGCATTACCATTGCTTGGCTCGACTACCACTACATCTGGTGGAGTTGCTGGCACATTAGCTGGTACAATCACTAGTGCTGGTGTATCAACGATAACAGCTGGTGGAGCTGGCACATCGGCTACGGGACAATTTGTATCAGAGCTTACCATCAAGTAGTGGGGAGCATAAAAGATCATGAATTTTGGAAAGATAACATCATTATCTGTAACTGCTGTGGTGGGTGCAAGTGCCATACTTGTACCTGTCAAGGCGGTCCCCGTGATCCCAAATTTTACCCAGGGCTCAATGACCAGCCATACGGAGACGACTAGTACCGTAAAAGAGACCATAAATAGTATGGATTATAATACAGGATTTACGTATAGTGTCTCGGGCCATGGCATCGAGGTTGATGGAGGAGAACATATAACACCACCCGATCATACTAATACCACAAATGCAATTAATGGTGTGAATTCAACATGGACAAATTTAGATTTAGATACAAAACCACATTTCAAATTATCAACACCTGGAGCAAGTTTCTCCATGGTAGAAAGTTATACTGGAGCTGGGCTAATGAACCACACAGTAATACAAAGAGAAACAACGGTAACATCCGTTACCGACACAACAAGTATATTCCAACAATAGTACTATGTCTAACACAACTTGCGACTGCCCCTGTCACTCTGGCGGAAACTGTAGGGGGTGTAAGTGCAACCGCTAATCCAATAGCTAATAGTTCTGGCTCAGTCACCAACCAGGCAATACAAGTTTTACAAGGTCCATACATAACAAATACTTATGGTGGTGGTATACAATGTCAAGGTGCAACGTTAAATATGACACCCTTTGCGACTGGAGCAGCTTCTGTACAGCGACCATTTGAACGATATTATGACGATCCCGTCTACGACATCCATGACGCTGACGACGATGGGCAGATAGATAACCCAGGAAATATACTTTACTACGTACCAACTAGAACAGGACAGACAGATAGCTATAACTTATCAGTCGGAGTCAGTGCTACATGGTCAAAACCATTAGATAAGGAACTACAAGAATTATGTAAGGCAGCTGCTCTCACACACGATGAAGCAGTTCAACAAAATACTGCCAATAAACGGCTCGACTTTGAGATAGCCCGTTTAAAAAATTGTGGAACTTTAATGAAAGAGGGAATAATATTTAAACCAGGAAGCACCTACGCTAAAGTATGTGAAGATGTACAGTTAATAAATCCAGTTGGAGTTGTAGCAAATCATACACATACCATTGACGTTACTACTTCTTCTTCAGAGGAGAAAGACCTTTCTTCTGACGATATTGATTCGCAAGAATCTCAGAACGAGAAGGTTTCAAAGGGGTCTTCCCTAATGTCTTTTGAATGGCTCCGATCACTTTTTTCACCAAAGGTTTCACAACCTTTAGAAGAGCATCAGCAAGAGGTTTTGCTAATAGAGCCGATGTCGCTGCCGTAGCAGCTATTGCAGCAGTGGTTGCTACCACTCCTGCTGTTGGAAGATATTCTTCTACTACCGTTTTATCCTCATATAATGTTACACAGATTTTCGGTAACGCTTGACCTTGTGGGTTAGGTTGTAATTCATGTCCAACAACCTTTTCTTTACCACTCTCTGAAGAGTCACCTATTCTAGGATCCTTAGGTCCAGGACATTCGGGATCTGGTTGTATCTCAGGTGCTGCTGCTCCACCAAATCCTCCTGCATCACCAGGTGGAGGGATCTTAGGTACCTTTGCTGGTCCTGTTATTATTAATTGCTCAGGTTCAAAATTCATTGCACTAAAAGACGGCATAGAGGCATCACAAAATACCTTTATGCCGTTTTCGTCGTCGTCATTTATAGCGAAGTTACCTTTTTTATTCTGTTCATGTGCCTCTACACATCCAGGCATATCAATTACAGGTGTACCAACCCTATCAACAATAGGATGGGATGGTATCATTTGATAATAATTACCAACAGCCCATACATGTACTTGAGGAATATCAAGATCTCTTATCTCAATATCCCTCAAAGATATATCACGAATTTCACCCATTGGGAGATCCTAGAAAGGACTGCCTGGTGCTGGTAATCCTAGTCCTGCAGTAGGTGCAAAATCAGGTACTTCAAGAGCACCTCCTACACCACCACCAGCAATACCACCTAATGCACCACCAAGTGCTTCTTGCTTAATGTTGTCTATGATTGCGTCCTTGTTAAAGTATACGTAAGCACCACTGCCAACAACGGCAACAGATACAGCAGCAGACGCAACAGCAAGTACATTTACTATCTTTTGTAACATGATTCTATCCTATAGTTTATAGTTTTCTTTTGGATCAGCAGGAATTATCTTGATTGGTCCTTGTTCAACTCTAATTGTTTGAGCAGGTGCAGTTTCTTTTGCTGCAGCGATCAATCTTTCTAAATCAGCTTTGGTTATACCACCACCACCAGCAGCAGCTGCGGTAGAAGGTGCTGTGGTACCGTTACCATTGTTCTTTTTGTTTGCCGTCTGAACGCCAAAAGTAGCTAAAACTCCAGTAAACACCGAAGCTATGAAAGTTGGATCTAGGTCTTGCTTAGGTATTTGTAGCTGCGGAGGCAAATCTACGTACGCTAATGTCAGGATTCCACCACTCCAGACCAAAATTCCGAGGCGAACAAATGTACTAAGAATAGCCATCTGTTCTTCTTTATCATCTGTGGCTTCTTTTAATCTTCCAAAGAAACCTTTCGGTTTCTCTTCAGGGATCTTACCCTTCTTTATATCTTCAGGCATTTATACAGAAGTGACTTCTGCTATTTATACCAAAGCAGGTGTAGTTTTCTTTTTACCTATATTATACTTTGATTCTAATTCCCACTCATTCTTCTCTTTGTAGGCCAGGACTTTGATCTGGTTAAGTGGTGCTATATCTGTTATTGCATCATCCTTTACTATGGATACCAAACCCCAGTCCGATAATAGTTGAGCAATACGATTACGACGCTGAACATCATTCTGTGTTAGGTTTGCTGTCTTACCATCCAGAGCAAATAATTCTTTAAAGTGTACTATGTAGTATCTTCCCTGCTTGTGTAGAATATGACAGGATTGGTATAACTTCTTTTCTTTACGAGAAGCAACCCCTATCCTAGATAAGGTCTCTCTAACTTTTAGAAAATCATCTGGTTGAGAAAGCTTCACCTCCACCATACTATCACGTGTCCACTGAACTTCAGCTACTTGGGACATTATTTTTACCTCCACGGTTTAATTTCAATTTCAAGTGATCAATTTGATCTTTGTTTAGGATTTTAAGGATTGCTTGTGCCTTTTCGGTACTATAATTATAGTACGTTTTGATTGTCTCAAGATCCTCTAATTTAACTTTCTTCTCCCAAGGAGAAAAACGCTTTCTTTTCCTAACGGTATTTATATAAAAATCGTACTGAAGTTTGTTTGGTAATTCATAATATAAATTCATCTCATTAGCCAACAGTACTGTATCATAATGAGATGCCATACATTTTGTTACTACCCATGCAGGATATTCCTTCTCCCACGTAGTATCTTCTGAATCAAGCAGGTTTTGCTTTGTCTCGTTGATCGACTTCAGATATTCCGTCAAGCTGTGATTGTGTTTCATAATTTAATAGAAGAAGTTCTTTACGTTTCTTTTGATCTGTTGTGTAAGTGTTAGTAGATCTCATGGTATAGGTTAAATCCCAATCCTTTTGATACCAGTTTAGGAACCTATCTTTAATATACAATTCTGAATTATATGTTATCATACACTGTTGGTCTGAAGCACATGCTTCTGCTGCAAACATTTCATGATCAAATTGTTTATGCAACTTACCTTTATTACCATACAAGTTATCTTTAATGGCATATGGTGGATCTAAAAATACAAATGAATCCTTACCCCAAAGCATTTCAGAATAATTATTATTAGTAATTCTCCATCCTTGAATCAATTCACCAATAGCAGGAAGTTTATCTATACCTCTAAAAGTAAAGTTCTGTCTAGATGCTTGCTTACTGAATGAACTATTAGCAGTCAAACCACTAAAGGAACATTTGTTTGCAACATAGAAATTAAACCCTGACTCATATACATCATTGTTTAATTTGTCCTTAGCATTATCAAATGCTTCTTTATGTGCATCATAACTCTCACCCAGTTCTGTCTTTAATTCCCTTAGATCATGACACAACTTCTGTCCATTATCTCTGAGAGTCGTCCAAAAGGCATACAGAGGATAGTAAAGATCATTTACCCACACTTCAGTGTTAGGATAAGTTTGTGTGACGTACAACGCCATAGAACCACCACCAAGGAAAGGTTCTCTATAACTTTCTATGTGAGGTAAATGTTTTGACAAGAATTTAATCGCTCTGGACTTACCACCAGGATAGCGAAGAGGTGTGGTGTACTTCATTTAGAATACAAAATCATCTTGGTGAAAATTATTTGGTTCTGATTCTACTACCTCTAGTAGTATAGTATCTAGAACCCTATGAACTGAATTAGACATCATACGATATCCAGTTCCAACATACATCTGTCCTGCAAATACTGATAGTGTAGCAGCACCCCAGAAAATATAATACCACCTAGATTTAACTTGGTGTCTTTGTTTCTTTGTCAATTTATCCATGATAAAAATTTCGATTTAGTTTTACTAGTTGATGCAAGTGAATCAATCAATTCATCCCATTTATCTGCCAGTACATAAGAAAAACCAATGGTGGTTCTTAAATTGTCAGTTGCATTATTAGGAGAAGCACCCCTATGTTGCCAATTAGATGGAATTAAAACTCCTCTATTAGGTACGTATGGGTAGTGATAATAATTATCATCATTATAGCATACAAATTCTCCACCCCATTCTTGATTCCATTCCATATTAGTAAAGAGAACAAAAGTCCATACCCAATCTTGTTTGAAATCTTTATGAAAGGTAGATACCTGACCAAAGGTTTGACCATTTACATGAATCTTACATAAGCGAATATCTTTCTTGATATGCTTTTGTATCTTCATCTTGATGATAGTAGCAGCTTGTAAAAACTGTTGCTTATCATGCTCCCATCTCATTCCCCAACAGAGATTGTCTTTATAATCCCCTCTAGAGTAAGATGAATTACATAGTGCCCATTCTCCATGGTATAACTCATCATCTATTCCAAAAAAACATGGTAAGGGAAGTACCTCACCATCATAATGAATAGGGAATTCAATCATGCTTATGTTCAAGTTTACCAGACATTTCATATGCACCTTGGTTTCCACCGTGTCCGTGTGCAATGCCTAACTCATGCATCTTAGAATGTTCATCAATAGAATCTCTAAGTTCTTCTTTACCAGGACCGAAGGTAAGATAGATACCCCATCCTAAAAGAAAGAAAAGAAGACCAACGATAATGTAAACTAAAACCATTGTATTTTAAAATCGTTTCTATTATAGCACTACTTATGTGTATTGTCCACCCAGTTCTTAAAGGCATAAGTAGACCACTGAGCATACCCATCATTACTAAGAGTAGGTTTAGATGGTCTTACACCTTTACCACCATATACCTCAGGGACTGAATCATTTCTATCATTAGATTTAGCAAAGTCAATATACTCATCAAAGCACTTATCAGGTTCCCATGGTAACTCAGCAGCATGTTTCCAGAAAGGAGTATCATACTTAGAACCTTCCCTATAATGCCATAGTATAAAATCTTGACTACGTTTTATATAAGTTTTCATATCATCCTCTATCTTTAAAGCATTGTTCTCACCAGATAGGTAATGATTAAATATATTTCTAGCAAACTGTAAGTATCCTTGTGTAGATGATGCTTCCATTGGTTCTAAGAAATATAATCTATTACCATTTAAAAAGACCCTACCATCTACTATAGGATTCTTTGCAACGTAACTATTAAAAGTAACATGTTTAGTTACTTCAACATCAAACATTTCTAATAGATTCTTCTGTGCTTCTTCTTTAGAAGTTATCTTATCATTATACAAATACCCAACAGATCCATCCCTAGCAGGTGACTTCTCTGAAGTTGGGATTATAAAAGTCCAACCATCTGGTGTTGCTACTGATCTAGTCCAATGTTGTGTTGAAGTATTAAAGAAAGGTCTAGCGAGAATACATGCATTAACAGCACTAGTTAAATTATCATAGTCACTTAAATCTTTCGGTGTACCTCTACAATCAAAGACATAGGTTGAATCAACATCATATGGAGAGACATCATCTTCTACTACCTTAAACTGTCCTGACTTTAATATATGCTCTTGCATCTCCCAAGGACAGAAATGCATTGCCATATTGTTAGCAGGAAAATCATGAATGAATTTATTATTCTTCTTACCCCATCCTTCATATAATATCCCACTCTTAAAAGTAGCATGAATAGGATTATCATACCAATTAAAAGAAGTAGCAGACCAAAGCATTCTTGGAGGATCCAAGAGGGATGCTTGACCTACCACTTCAGGTGGTACATTTGGGTTGTAAATTAACTCTACCTCGTGCTCAGGATAATTCCTGAGGTACCATGCAAAGTGCAATGCTGTAAAGCAACCTGCTGTACCTGCACCTACTACGCTAATCTTCATCTAAATCTTTTAATCGTGGTTCTACCCAATGATCTGAATTGTCTATACCAGCAGCATTAACATACCTCATGATATGTTCGTCTATCTGACGGTAAATTGGATGTAGATCCAAGTCCATGTTAATGTCATGTGCTATCTGTGTCACTTGTGATTCAGTGAAACAGTGATCAGGATGTAATAAGTCACAGCATGGAACCCTCTTCTCTATCAACTCATTTAAATTGATTCTGATTTCATAATCTCTGTATACAGGCATAACTAATTACCAAGAATGATTGTGGTTTTCAACATCAACATGAGAATCGGATTCCAATTTCACACGGTGAACCGTTTTCTTTTCGACAGTGATATGATACCACTTGTCCATTCGTAGTTTTATATAGTATAAACCAACTATCCAAAGTGAAAAAAAGAATCCCTCAACGTTACCCATTGAGTTCCAAGCATTTGTAAGATCATTCATAATTATAAAATAAGTTTCCTTTTAGGTGGGATTGCAACAGGAGCAAACTCTGAATTATATTGCTCAATAATAGCATCTTGTGTATCTGCAATATACACAACATATTTCGTAGTTACATCTACTTGGGTTTCACTGTCTTTAAGGATAGGTGACCAAGGAGCAAATGCTATTTGACCTTGTTGTTGAGATGGAACTGCTACAATCGGATTAGCAATTGTAATAAATTCATCTGTTACTTTAACAAGGTCTGCTACTACATCTTCACCAGACCACATTCTAATTAGTTTTACATTCATTTGAATTCACACTCCACCATAATTTCGGTTAATGCTGCTAAGAGATTTATTTCTTGATCAGCAACGAATGCTGACTGGTATTGATACTTAGCAATAATCAATACTGCTTGTGGGATAGTTGCAGGTTCTAGGTAACTATACAAACTATCATATATTGATCTGAATATATGAGATGGTTCATTATCCAAATTAGAAGAGACCCACTTCTTTACAGTAGTGAACTCTTTATTCTTAAGTGAACTAGTTAACTGACTGAACTTAACCTCACTTAAACTTGATAATATACCACTGTCTATTACACCACCTATAGCATAACGTTGACACTCATTAAGTGTTCTCCTCCAGTCAGGGAAGAACTTAAGTATCAGTTGTGGTAGAACCTTCTCATCATATTCAATGCCCTCATTGGTAAGGATAAACTTAAGACGTTCAAAGAATTTACCTGCTACAAATTTCTTTTGAGTAGCAGGTATTGCAAAATCAATTACAGCACACCTCGAATGAAGTGGTTCAAGAATCTTGTTCTTATAGTTACATGTAAAAATGAATCTACAATTACCATGGAACTTCTCAATGTTCGCCCTTAATGCAAGTTGAACATCTGTACCTGTGTTGTCTGCCTCATCAACAATAACAACTTTATGATTAGAATCAGAAGAAAGAGATACAGTAGAAGCAAAGTTAGAAACCTTATTCCTTACTGTATCAATAAATCTTCCTTCATCTGATCCGTTGATCATAATATAATCAACGTTTAACTCTTCACATAATGCTCTGGCAACAGTTGTCTTACCAATACCAGCAGTACCATGTAAAAGCATATTAGATACCTCACCTGTCTTTAGAAAATCGTTAAACGTTTTCTTTATATCCTCAGGTAAGATACAATCTTCAATTTTCTTTGGTCGATATTTTTCGACCCAAACAAAGTCAGTCATTCCAATGACGGATCACTCCGCTAATAATAAAACAATTAGTAATGAGATAAGTAAAAAAGATGAAAGATCGAACAAGCAGTATAAGATTATCATACCTCTTGGTCTTCTCATCAGAGAACGAACCCAATGCATACTTCCATACCCTCCACAGTTTGGTCATCTCTTACTGAATACTCCTAATCTAATAAGAGCATACATGATAATAGTCGTCCAAAATATTATATACCACATACTAACCAAATGTTGAATCAGGTTCTAGTGCTATGTAATATTCCAACGTCAAACCATTATTAGTAAAACGAGCAACCCTTTGACTAACTTCAACATTATAAGTACCAGGTATTATCCTAATGTTTTCTATTTTAAAATTAAATTTAAAAGGAACTTCGGATTCACCTACCTGATATAATACTGAGTTAGAAGTATCATTGTCCTTATCCTTTACTACTAAAGAAACTTCACCACCTTCAGATTCTAAACATAGATCTGGTAAGTCATACACACGAGCACCTTTAAGCAACGATGTAAGTGTCTCATCAGTAAGTTGAAAACTAAACTGATGCTCTGGTAATTGTATGTCCTTCTCTGGTGGTTTGGCAATCACATCAGGGTCAGCAAAGAAATACTTAACCTTAGATCTACCATTCTTAATAAGCATATATGATGCATTATCGAAATCCAAAGTAGGATCATTGAATAATGACATACCACCTAAAAATTGTGATAGATCATATATGGCAAAAGGTATAGGAAAGTCCTCTGTTATCTCTGCCTTAGCAAAGATGTTATTAGTTACAGAAATTGTACTAAGAGAGTTCCCACCTTTAAAATAAATTGAATTGTTTATCCCACAAAAGTTCTTGAGGATTTCTTTTGTTTCTTCAGAAAGTTTCATAATTAAGGCATGTTGTGATCAATGTTCCCAGTTGTCAATTTAGGTTTGCCGTAATGATCATCAAAGTGTAATAAGAGCATAGCATAATGAATGACTTTTAGCAAGTCCTTCTTGTTCTTACCATCCTTGCTACCATAACGACTTCCATATTTTAAAATATTTGCTTGACAGAAATGAGATGCTAGATCCCTTGCTGCCATCAAATCTATTGTTTGTACATTACGAAATTCATGTACTGTTCCAGTATAGTGACCATTGTAGGTTCCTGACACATAATCCTCAACATCCTTGAGAATTTCTTTCTCGTGATACTTGTTCCTACTGTCTGTCATGATAGGGAATACCTCATCAAGTGTGCCATTAAGTGTGTCATACGCTAAACTCCATGCATTAACCATAAGTGAATAAGAAATCATTTACTAGTGACTCTGCCTTATCCTTACCAAATTTACCAGCAAGATAACCACCTACTGGATCCAACTTAGTCATATAGGCATCAAAATCTTTGTAGACGGTCTCATCCGTTCCGTCTGGTGTCTCCCATTCTATCATCTTCTTATATTCTGTCAAGTACTTCTCAAACATAGGTAGATACTCATCAACCTCATCTGGTGTACAGTACTGAATAAAGATGTTATCGGAGAAATGATTTCCTGGTTCAAAGAACCTATAGTCACCCTTCCCCTTAGGAAGATCAGGAACTGACATCAGATAGTTCTCTACAGGATGCTGAAAGTCAAATACTATAATGACTTTCCTCTCAGAGAATGCCATTAGATCCATCCCAAAGCAAGGTAGGTTACCTGCCCATCCATTTGCACCTGTCTTAGGATATAAGATGTGGTTGTAGATGGATGACTTGTCACTCCATATATCACACTCACGTGTCTTAAGGAAGTACTCACCTGTATAGGTCTTTGCTCTTAACTCAGTTCCCTTAGCACTCCAGTTTGCCCATTCCTTAGAAAGTGTTAGGTCAAAGGTCTGACCTAACACTTCTTTATAATTTACCCAGAGATTTTGTTTCATACCTTCTCCTCCATCTTAGCAAGTAATCTACCTGCCATACGGTTAAGGAATGGATTACCTTTACCGTCTTCTAGTGTCTGCAAATAAGAATCAAATGCTGCTTCAACTAGTTCAATTTCATCTGTAGTAAATTTCATGAGTTTAACTCCTGTAGTAATTCTGCATCAGATTGATATGCATCGTCCTCTGCTTTATCAAAATCAACGTCAGCATCCACTTTATCATATAATTCCATGAATGACTGTTTTGTTTCCTCATCGAAACGATTCACACATACCTCAATTGCCTTTGCCTTATCCTTAAAGATCTTAAAAGCATTTGCTATATGAACCAAACGACGTGTGCTGATTAGTTCATCAATACCACCATCGTAAAATGTTTTACGAATAATGTCTGCCCAATCAACCAATCTCTTACAGAAATCAGGATCTTCTAAACCAGATCTCTGAAGGATCTTAGTTTCTATTGCTGTAGAGGGGTACTCTTGCTCAAAGGTAACTGGGAATCGTTCGAGGAATGCTTCGTTGAGCACATTGGTTCCAATGAATCTTCCATCGTCGGATCCTTTACCCTTTGTGTTTGCAGTGGCGATGACGTTAAATCCTGATTTTGGTTTAACAAACTTTCCAATCTTTTTAAGGAAGACACCATTTCCCTCAAGGATACTCTGAAGGCAGAGGACTTTGTTTGAGGCAAGGTCGATTTCGTCGAGGAGCAAGATTGCACCTCGTTCGAGTGCTTCAATAACGGGTCCGTTATGCCATACTGTGGCACCATTAACAAGACGGAAACCCCCAATAAGATCATCTTCATCAGTTTCAATAGTAATGTTTACACGAATGATTTCTCTCTTAAGTGTAGCACATGCTTGCTCTACTGAAAAGGTCTTACCATTTCCTGAGAGACCTGTAATGAATGTGGGGTAGAAAATACCTGACTGGATAATCTTCTTAAGATCCTTAAAGTTACCAAATGGTACATAAGAATCTGATACCTCAGGGATAAGATTTCTTTCTGCTTGGACAACAGTTTTCTCAAGTTGCTTTCTTGCTTCTGCAACTGTGAGTTGCCATTGACCTCTAGTTACCTTTTTAAACTCAGGGATCTTTTTAACCCTTTTTGCAATGCTCTGAAGTTGAACATTGAAATGTTGAGCAGCATTCTTAAACTGATTGCTACTGATTTCAGTGCCAAAGTTCTCTTTGAAATAAGAGATCAAATCACTGTTGGAAAATGTTGGTTGGAATGGCATGATTGTTTCCTTTAATATGAATTCATTATAATAGAGCATAGGGGAATAGGGAACCCCCTATGTGACACTTTATCAAGCGACCATCTCTATAAATGATGAGAGTACTTTCTTATTACTTGATTTTGTCTTTAAATTCTTCTTAAATGCAGATCGTATCTGTGCTTTAGTAGCATCCTCCTTAACTTCAAACTCACAATCCTGTTTCATAGTAGTTGCAGCAATACCATAGATTACACTGTAACCTGTTGTTTTCATTATGCATGACTTATTCTTACTCCATGATTTCTTAGACCTATCATCATACTCTTGGTTCTCACTATAGGTATAATGGAAATTAGATACATCTCTACTTTCTAGAAGACGAATTCCTATTATATTAACATTAGGGAAATTATCTGTAAGATTCTCTAGTAATGTTTTTGTTACACTATTCTTCCAATCCCAATCAGTAGCAGGTGCATATACCCTACCAACTTTCTTATCACGTAACTGACAATTCCTATGTAAACCACTTCTTCCCCAGTACCATGAATCTTCATAGTGTCTATGTGTTTTCTTAAGACGAGAAATCTGACATGATTCACCATCAGTCAATAGTACACAATTAACTTTAGATACTTTATTCTTATTAAAGAATTCAGGAATTATATTACGTAGAGCAACTATAGTTTCATTAAGAGGTGTACCAGATAAACTTAATCCGTATGGAACAAACTCTTGATAACCATGACCTTGTAGTACTGATGAAATCTTATAGAGGGTAGAACAATCTTGATCAAACTCTCTAGCATTTCTAGTAGATGATAAGAAATTAAGTAGACGGAAGTTTGGATTTAAGTAAAGAGTGTCCTCTTTCATTTCCTGAACTTCTTGAAGTCCACTCATAGTATCTTTATTCTCATACCTCCATTCTGCTGGACACTCATAAGTAAATCCATAAACTTCAAATGGTATATTAACTTTCTTACAGAACCAAACTAGATTTAATAATTGCTTTACTGTATCGTTTATGACGTTATGCATTGATCCAGACCAATCTAATATAAAGATTAGTCCATGGTTCTTACCCTCAGGTAAAACAGTTATCTTCTTGAAAAGATCCTCGTTGAATTGATATGTATGGAGTTTCTTAGTGTCGAGTACTCCAGTCCTAGAAGTAGCAGAACGAGAATAAGCATCTGCAGATTTTCTACATTCAAATTCTTTAACAAGATAGTTTACTCCTTTATTAGATTCTTTCTTATATTGTAGATACTCTTTCTGCATTTCTTCATTATAGCTACGATATGTAACTTTTCTATCGTACTCATAATAACTTCTCATCTGATCATCTGCTGCATCGTTCCAAAACTTATTGATATAATCATTAAGTCCTTCACATGGAACAACAATCCTATCAAGATGTACCTTTGGAAACTCTATGTAAGTTGTTTCTTGAGCACCGTTATCAATTAATTGTTTTTGATTGTAGTCAAATGCTTCTTGTGTTTCAGATTTAAATTCATCTGATGCACTTTCACCACCACCATCTACTATATCTTCTGTCTCTTCTTGCTCTTCTTCCTTTTCCTTTTCATCTTTAATGTCGCCTGTAGTGCCCTCAGGATCGCCTGTAACGGTCTCGTTATCATCCTCACCATCTTCTGGTTCAACTGAATCCATATTTCCACTATTTAAATCTTCATGTGAACCAGTGTTTGGTATGTTGATATCCAAGTTCATGTCTTGGTTTTCCTTAAGATGCTCACATACTTCCCAAGATAATTCTAAAACTTCCTCAAATGTTTCTACGTTCTTTACCTTGTCAACTATTGCTTGCTCCTTCTCATTGAATTCAATTATTTCAAATGCACCAAGTTTAAAGTAAAGGTTAATACGATCTATAAAACTAACCTCACTAAGATCTCTAGTTTGAATTTCAAAGAAATCTTTCACATGTAATTCTTTATATCCTTTATAGAAACTCTTAGATAAACCTGCATACCTACGCTTCATTAATTTCTCAATCCTTGCATCCTCTACAACATTCACAAAATCAGGTGGAACATTCTTGTACTTATCTTTCTTCCACTCTTCTGTTGGTGTGTATAGTGCATGACCAACCTCATGACCAACAAGCATATCATATACATTGTCAGATGCATTCCACATTGGTAGAGTCAACACTCTACTCTCTACATTAAAACATGCAGTAGGCACTTGCTTGTGCTCCACTATAAGATTCTCAGTGGCAAGCAATTTAGCAAGATTGTCTTTGACCTCAAAGTTTTTCATGAGTGTTCCTGTAACATGAATTCATTATAATAAGAAACCCTCCGCTTGGGAGGGTTAAGTAGACGGTTTATTAACTGTCCACGTCGTTTTTTAGCAGCACGTAATGCTTGCGGCTTCAAGGTACGCTTTTGCTGCTTCTTAGAGTGATGTTGCCAGTTCGGAAGTTGTGCCATCGTACTGTTTGGGTTTGGAAAAGTTCTTTACCTTCTTGAACTCTATCACATTATCAAACTTATCGACAATCTGTTCACCCTTATGTGAGATAACAAAAACATTGTTACCATCTGTGATATTGTAGAGGATCTTCATGAAGTCCATAGTACCATTGGTATCTAAGGAACTATCGAAGATCTCATCAAGGATAAGAATATTCGTATTAACTGAATTCTTTAGCTTAGCAATCTCTCTCCATGTAAAGAGTAGTGCTAAATCAATTCTCATTTTCTCACCTTCAGAGAAGGAAGCATAACAAAACTCATCCCTAAACCTTGATTTGATTGTCTCATTAAACATTTCATCAAGGTTAAAGTTCACGTAGAACTCTAACTTCTGAAGGTATTTATTGATAAGATCATTCATTACAGGTAAGTACTTCTTAATGATAGATGACTTAACTCCTCCATCCTTAAGGAATTCTCCTACCATCTTAAGGTCTGCTTGTTTTATAATGACATCATTTCTTTGAATCTCCTTCTCTCTTCCCTGATCAATGATCTTCCTCAACTTATCTTTCTCTGCTTCTAGAGAGTCATCATTATTTTCTATAGATTTAATTTCAGTTTCAATCTCCTTTATCTTATTGTTCTTCCAGTTTATATCATTAAGAGTTTGTTTAATCTTAACTTGAGAATCTTTAATTAAGTTTTGAATATCAATACGACTACTCATATCCTTATCAAGGTTCTCTTGTTCAGATGTTATCTGTGTAAGTGCTTCATCTAATTTATTAAGTTTAGATTCATCACTATTAACCATATCATCACGAAGATCAGATCCTATAACTTGATGACAAGTAGGACATGACTTATTACTATTAAAGAATTTGATTTCTTTATTAAGATCCTTTACCTTACTTTTAAATGTTACTTTAAAATCTCTCAACTTTTGTAACCTATCAGAAGGATCTTCAGTATCTTCTAACTCAACTCCTAAACTATCAACCTCTCTCATATCAATTTCAACTTCATCATGACATCTTTTGATCTCAGTTTTTAAATTATCAATAGAATCATTCCAATGAGATACATTACTTTCACTCTGTTTCTTTAAATCATCTATCAATGTCCTTTGAACCATAACCTTATCCTTCAATAAAGACATAGCATTTTCTACATCAAACACTTCTTCCTTATTAACTTTAATCCTTTCCTTTAATATAAGATTCATTGTAGAGAATATTCTTATATCAAGTATGTCCTCAATAACATCTCGTCTACCTGGTGCAGACAACTGCATGAAAGGAACAAAGGTACTTGAACCAAGTACTACTATTTGAGTAAACGATTTATAATTCATCTTAAGAACGTTCTGCTCTAACCATTTCTGTTGGTCATTAGATGCAGATGCCTGATCTAAAAGAGTACCATCCTTATAGATCTCAAATATATTAGGTTTTATACCTCTTACTATCTTCCATGTTATCTTACCAATTATAAACTCCAACTCTACACGACAATCACTACAGTTAATAGTATTGACTAACTGACTCTTATTAACTTTACGAAATGGTTTACTGAATAATGAAAAGCACAATGCATCTAAGATAGTTGACTTACCAGCACCATTCTCTCCAACGATCAATGTTCTTTCATGACCATTTAGATTTACTTCAGTAAAATTGTTTCCTGTACTCAGGAGATTTTTCCATTTTATAGTTTTAAATTCAATCATACCTTAGGTGGAATAACAATGTCATCGGGGGTAACTATACAGTATGTGTAACCATTTTCTTCACATATGTTTATAGCAATATCATCTTCGACTTCTATAATTTTCATATCAGGATAATCATCTGCCTTTAACAATTCAGAATGTCGTTCAGCATCTTCCTCTTCAACAAAAAGATACAGCACATTATTCTCCCCAACGTTGGGAGCATATGCACCTTCATCTTCCTTTCCTTTAACTGTAAGAATAAACATTATTCTAACTGAATTGATTCTGAATAGATAGAATTCACAATTGACTTTACACTATCTTTATTTTGATAATCAAGTTTATCAATATAGTTTTCTAAAAATTTCAATGTACCTTCTATTTCTATATCACCAGTCGCTACAGCTTGTTGTACTGTGTTGTCTATTATCTTTAACTCATGGATACCCACATTATAAAGACGTTCAATGAAATTGTCAAACTCACAATAGTTATCTTTATTCTCAACGATCAGTTTTATAAACTTATCCTTATACTGTTCAACATTAATACACTCATAATCATTTACTGAATCATCATAAAAGATCTTATCGAACATTCTATAAGGATTCTCAATAAATTTCAATCGCCTAGTTTTTGTATTAAACAAATGAAATCCTCTTGACTCACCATAGTCATTCCAATATACTTGATAAGGATTACCAAGATATGATATGTTTCCATTACTTGATCTAGTATGGAAATGTCCAGAGAACACCTTCTTAAACTTATCGAATCTTTCATAACTCAATCCATGATCCATAACGAATCCAGGATGTGCCTCAAACCCTTTAAGTTCTAGGTGACCCATACATATCTCTGCCTTGGTATTGTCTATCTCCTCAAAGGTTTCACCTTCGTTCTCCATACAAATCCAAGGAATAAAACAAATATCCAACCCCTCAATATTAAGAGTGGATGGTTTCTCTATACAATGAATATTATCATAGTGATTTAAAAGTAAATCAACTGTATTAATATTCAGTGTGTTCTTGTAATAAGCAGTATGGTTTCCCACCAAAGAGTAGACAGTGATTCCCATGTCGGCAAGTATGTCAAAATACTTTTCCTTCGCCCAACTGAGTGACCAGAAATCAATGTTCTTTCTGTTGTCAAAGGTGTCTCCGAGATCCAATAGAGTTTTGATTTTACTCTTCTTAAGGTTCGGAAAGAATACGTCTGCATAAAACCTCTCCATATAGTCATGAAAAATCTGACTACCTTTACGTAACCCAAAATGTTGATCAGTTATAATTCCTATCATTGACGATATCTCTGTTCAAGTGATGTCTTAATACCTTCATACTCAGCAGTATTTCCATAAGCATCAGCAGCAAAGAGATCATTATGACCTGATTTCTCAATCATTTTATTCTTTATATCAACCTGCTTCTTTTCTTTCTGAATCCTACGTAAAAAAGCGTAGTAAATTATTTGAGTAAAATAAGCAAATGGATTTCTTGACTTGTTAGGATCAAAGTTATCAATATAAGTAATACAATTTTCTATACCATCTCCTATCATGTCATCTTTAAACATGTAGTTGACAAAATTAGGTTTGTATGATAAATGTTGTGCTATCTTTAAAAAACAACCACCTATGTATTCACCCACAGGAGGTTTCTTTAGTCCCTTAATCTGAGCAATTTCAACATTCTCTTTATAATGAATGATCGCTGCCAAGAACTCTTTATTATTAACGTAATGTTCCTTACTTTTAGGCATTAAAACTATATTATTCTTGTACGCCCATAATAGCATATATAACGATACTTGACAAGTCCATCAGATGTGTGTATAATAACTGTGTCAACGGTTGAGGGACAAGCTAAGCTTTATCTGAATCTTTATTATAATCTAATCGAAAAACATTCTCAAGATATTCTCTCGCTGTATCTACTGAACCGATAAGTCCCATATTATCATTTAAAGGAATTCGACCTCTCTTTCTTCTATGAGGAACGGGAGGTCTTTTAGTGTGTCCTCTTAACTTCTGCATTTTCTCGTTAGCAGATATCTTAGCAAGAGTTGACTTATAAAAATTAGATACAGAGGGACTTACCTCTTTTATAGAAAGAAAATCTGAACCATATATTGTAAAACTATTCTCCTGAGATACTTTCAACCAAGGTTTAATTCTCAATCCTTGTATTACACCAGGAATATCTACTTCTTCTATAGCAATTGGATTCTCAATAACAAGATAATCAAGTTCTGGATCAGCTACTCTCACAAAGCATAGGACTTCCTCCTCACTTTTAAATTTAATACTAGCGTAAAATGGATCCATATTTACTGTTTTAGTTTTACTTTAATTAATTCGTAATCAAAACTCTCTTGGTTATAGATTTTTACTCTCTCAAACAAATGACGTAATGTATAATTTGGACTTCTTCCATCCTTAGTAGTATCATCAGCAATATCATAAAGAACTGCTACTGATTTGTTCTCACCCTTTCTGAGAACTCGACCAATTGACTGGAGGTTTCTAATACGGGACTTACTAGGCGACGCAAAGATGATGTTGTGCAACCGCTTAATGTTAATACCAGTACTGAAAGTACCATAAGATGCAACGATGATTGCATTGTCCTGTTCCTCAGTAATTGTACGAACTTCTTCCCTGTCTTGTGTTTCAACGCCACCATGAACTAAGAATACCTTACGTCCAGTTGATGCAGAACTATTTATCATCTCATAAAGTGGTTCTCCGTGTTTTTCTACGTAGTTGAATAGGACAAGTGTATTTCCCGTAAGGTCTAATGCAAGATTCTTTATGAAATTATTTCTTTTAGGATGAGTTACTATCCAATCTATTTCATCCTGATAATTATCAAACTCAGTATGTGGATGCTTGAGTGTAATGATTTTAATACTTAACTTAGCAAGATGACCTGCTTTAATTAACTCATTGGTATTAGTTACCTTATCATGGGGACCAAATAATCCCTCTAGTACTAACTTGTTTGTCTTACTACCATCTAGAGTACCAGTAAATCCAACACGATACTTTGCATGGTGTAACTTAGTAAGTATATCAGTCAGTGACTTTGCTTTAAATAGATGTGCTTCATCTCCTATAACTGCAGTAAATGGTTGAAACCATTTCTTAGATTGTTTATATACTGATTGCCATGTAGTTATAGTTACTGGTTTATCATTTACCTTTTCGTGATTAGCATATATCCTATGTACATGATCATCCACACACCACCCATAGGAAAAGAAGTCCTTATATAATTGTTCTACCAAAGATGTAGTAGGTACAACAATCAATGTCTTCTGTCCTGACTCAAATAAAAACCTGACGATTGAATATATCATCAGAGATTTACCTGATCCTGTAGGTGATACTATTAACTTTCTTCTTTTCCGTAATGCTTCATATATTGCTTGATACTGATAACCTCTTACCTTTAATGAAGTAAACTTATCAACATACGTTTTAATACCTTGAGGTGATATGAGTTCATCCTCTGCATCAGGCATACCAAAATGTTCATTATCAACATAGGAATATTCATACCCCCTTTCTTCACAGAATGTTTCTATGTATTGTCTAAGACCTGCATATATCTGACCAGTTGCTGGAGAGAACAAACGTATCTTACCATCCCAGTAACGTTTTCTATATGCACTCATAAACTTCGCCTCTGGCACTTCAAAAGTGAAGTGATCAGAAAGTTCGTAAGAAATATGAGGTGGAGTTTTTAGAAGAAGGTATACTTCGTTCTTCTTTTTAATAAGAACATCACTCATCTATACCCTTTGAATAACGTAGCCAATCAATAGCATTCTTAATTTGGAATGAACGATTGTTAATATTATTTAGAACCGACTTTAGAGTTTCCTCCAGTTTATCGTATAGATCTAGTGTTGCTTGTGCTTTAATTATTTCCTCATCTGCATTGAGGTATATCGGTACTTCATTCTTCATGATCTTTGCATCAGGTGCAATCTCTTCTCTTCCCATGAAGTAATGGTACTTATTCTTATAGAGTATATTGTACTCGTATTCTTTTTCTTTTTTAAGTAGTTGTATCCTTAGATATTTGTCCAACCACTTCGCATGAAGTATGGGTATTCTACGTGCCTCATCAAATAAGTCATCGTTCATTACAGCATCTTCACGCCATTCATCAATGAATTGCTGCTGTAGGGTCATAGTGTCAATTCTTTATCATTCTTATCGAGTAGTTTAAAGTATGTGTATTTGAAAGTGATGTCTGCAGTTAGATACTGGATGTCATTAGTGTCTACACTAAAGGGTAAACTTGTAATTCCTACAGGGAATGCATCGTATATTTTGACTACAGTTTGGGTGTTGAAACTACTGTTTAGTATCCTAAGAGTAAGATCCAACCTATCATAATCTGGTCCTTTGTGCTCCTTTGCTACCATTGCATTAGCAAACTCTGTCCACTGACCTGATTTTTGTGGGTATGTAATTCCAGTCATCCAGTTATGAATGATAGAATAGTTTCTTAAGTCCTCATCAACAAGAATGGTTACCTGAAAATCCTCATAGTTTAACTTATCTCCACTTAGTTGGAAATCATTAAACATGGTTGCCTGTTGTGGACCACCCATTGTTATACCAGGAATATTAGCTGTATTGCATTGGAATGATACCTCTTTAAACAAAGGTATATCCAATTGAAACGCTACTGGTGCTAAGAAGTTTGTATTGCTCACCATAAAAAAGGAGTCCTCCCCTAGTATTTAGACACAAAAAAAGAGACCCCGTAGGGTCTCTCTTAAAATATGTAATCCGAATTACATTAGGTTTGCAACAGATACTCTTCTGTAGTAAACGTTAGTACTGAGGTTAGCAGCAGCACTAGGGTTAGAATCGGTAAGAGTTGAATCATATCCCTTAGCAAATGGGTTAAGAACTACGCCATAACGTGTCTTAAATCCGATGCGTGGCTGGAAGTCGTCTTGCCCGACACTAC